GCTCCTGGACTAAAACTTCTGAAACCTGACCCACTCATTAAAGCTTCTTTACCGCCTCCAGCAGCGACCTCCGCAGGTGTCATCGCACCAACTTTTTCAGCACTCATACCTGGTTGACCTACTAAAGCTGATAATCCTCTACCTGCTAAAGTTTGTCCTGTAAATTGTTGTCCTAGTGAAAGACTTCCTGCTCCCATATCACCTAAGTAATTTCCTCCGGCAAACATACCAGGCATTTGACTTGATTGTCCAAAAGCACTCAAACCTTTAATACCTGCCATACCACCAACTTGTCCTAAAGTTCCTGCAATTGCTGCATCTCTGAATGCTCGTTTAGTAGATTTACCTCTAAGCTTTTGTATACCGAAAGTTGCTAATGCTATAGTAATTGGATCCATAATATTTTAACTAGTTATTATGGTATTTTAACTTATATAACGCTATTCTTCAATATCACTCAACTTTATAGAATTCATCTTGTACTTTACCTGTGTACTTGTACTCTCCGATATGGCTTATTTCTTCATCACATAAGGCAAAAAGTTTGCCCCCAATAGCTCTCCAAAGCTGACAAAAATAAAAGTCTTCACCCATATACGTTTTCTTTGAGGGGCTCCAATAAGTGTCAAAAAAATTATAATAATTAGGTCTGTCTATAAGCTCACCATTCATAAGGGTTTTTTGTTTTATCACCAATTCTTTGTAGTGTTCTTTAAGCTTTGTGAACGCAGATTTCTTGATCATCATCATACCTGTCGGTCCTTTAATTACTTCTATATAACCATCTACAGGTCTTATGTCTTTAATGTCTGGTATCTCAATAGGAAACAAATGCCCCATGGTATTAATATCGTCATCAGGTCTTGTTTCAAAATCTTTTCTAAATTTTGCATCTGTTTTTTGTTTTATGGGATAGGGTATTAAAGATATTTCATGTGGTGATTTCATTAATCTTAATACAGATCTTGTGTTAAACTCAACATCTGAATCAATGAATAGCATGTATTCTGCATCAGAATTCATAAACTCAGAAGCTAATAAGTTTCTCCCCTGTGTAACCAATGAAGACTTCATTATTTGAAATGTAATTTGTATTTTATTTAAAACACATTCTTTTTGTAAATCAAGACAAGCTCTCATAAAATGTATTGATACATCTGAATGTACAGGTGTACATATCATGATATGGTTTTTATTTGTTTCGTTTGACATGTATTGCTCCTTTTAAAAAATTTTCCCAATTCTTACCCATGTTTTTCCAATCATAAAAACGCTTATAGTATTCTTGTTGAAATCTAAATACATTTGTAAGATCATTACTTAAAATTCTTTTTGCTTCCACACAACACTCTGCCACTTGTTTCGCTAGCTTAGCTTTGTTTTGAGTAAAAGGTATATATATTGGAAACTCTGCACAAGTTTCTGGTATTGCTCCGAGATCCGTGGTTATAAGTAACTGACCTGCTGCTAATGATTCCATAGCAGGTATACAGAATGTTTCTTCCCAAATACTTGGAAAGCAATTAACATCATAATCTTTTAGTTTACTCATTAAAGTTCTGTGATCACAATAGCCCATGTAATTTACATTGGGTAAATCTTTTGCTTTTTGATACAAAGCTTCATACTCTTTGTCATGATGTTGTTCAAATTGTTTACCATAGATAATTGTGCTGGAATAAACATCTAAAGTAATATCTGGATCTCTGTCTTTTAATGATTCCATTGCCGTTAAGACAACTTCAAGACCTCTCCAAGGAGTAGAGATGTAGCACATCTTCAATTTCTGTCTTGGACTAAAATCTTTTTTTAATTGCAGTTCATCATAGTCAATTGCATTCTTTATAACCGTACACTTGTCTTCTGGTATCTTGAAAAAATATCTGTATTTCTCAAAACTCCAGTGTGAATTAAAAACATACCAATCATATTTGTTATGGTTGTCTTTGTTTTGAAACCAAGGTGCTAGATTAGGTTGATCGTAAGAATTTTTAAGCCAAAGTATATTTGCTTTGACAGGATCTAAGGGATCTTTTTCTGGTATTGAGGTAGTAATCTGAACAGAATTAAGCACACCCTCATCACAATGTTTTTTAAGGTACGCTAATTGTATTTCAGTTCCACCTGCTGGTTGCATTATGATTTGGTTTTACCAAATACCTGAAGAGATGCAACTGTTATTTTTTGATTTATTTGAAGATCATCCGTAACAGTATCAGTATTGGAATCAGCAACATCATTATCAAAATCAGTTTTGCTAGCATATACTTTACCTGTTCTTTTGTTCTTAATTTCTTCCTCAGCTTTCGCTGGAATTATAGGAACTTCTTCACCATTTATTATTACTGTTTTTTGTGTCATTGTTTTCTACCTTGCCGGTTATACTTTTTATAACATCTTTTCTTACTTTTGTTAAGACTCTTGGTGTGGCGCCTAGGCCTCTTTCTAGGTTTTGGCCTTTGAATAAAGTCTTTAAATTTCCTAGCCATTTTCCTGTGATCTGTCTATTTGAGCATAATTAATTACACCTTGTATTTTATTACTTCCTGTGGCTGCTTGAATTTTAATTTTATCCCCTGCTTCTAAATTAATACCTGCAGGAGAAGCGTTTACTTGTGTTTTGGCTGCTATGTTATCTCTAAAAAATTCATATTCAGTGTTTGAATTAGACGAATCAACTAAACTAGCATTAACGTCTATCGCTGAAGAAGCATCATTGTTAGCACAATAAACACTTTTTACAATTAAAGTTGCATTTGCAGGACAGGTTATAACTACATTTAAATTTGTATCTGCTTGTTTAAATCCTTGGTTTTTATATTGTATTGTCATGATAAAAAGTAATCGAATGCAGCTTGTTCATTTTTCTGATCTTGTTGGTATGAAGTATTAAGCGTATTTTGTAAATCCTCAATAGCTAAATTTATTTGTCGAAAAGATTCACTCGAATATTCTGCGGGTGGTTCAGGTAAAAATACTTGTACTTTAGCCATTATCTTTTACCGTCAGGTTGTATATCAAATCTAAACATTCCAAAACGCCAGCTCTCATCGACTGCACTATTTTCAATTTTAACTGCAGCTAATCTACCTCTGACTCTCGTGTCTACCTTATCAGTAGTTGCTGAAATAGTAAATGGCCCTGCCGTTCTTTGGCCTTGGGTCGTGCTGACATCTGCGGGGTAATCTTTAATTACAAAACTTACTTTTGAATTACCATTAACATATTTAAAATCAGGAATAAATCTTCTTACTTTTATAAAATACTCACCATCACCATCTAAATCTAAATCAAAATCTCCAGATTGAATAAAGGCAGGTATTGCATTTATTGTACCATCAGCCAATACTTCATTAGTGCCTAGCTCATGATCAAATACTCTTGAGGCTCCATTTGATATCCCTTGAATTGTAGGGACATTTGGAGTGACGTTAGAAATAAATTCAGTTGCAATCGGGCTTTTAAATACGTGTGCATCTTCATAAGATGTTCTTGCTAGTGAGGCAGTCGTCCAAGTTCCCTCAGCATAATTATGTGTGACTGCTCGATCGATTATATTAGATGCTGCACTTGCATAAAACCATGTAATTTCAGAATATAAACTATTATGTGAACCACATGTCAGTTCCGATCCATTACCAAAATTAAAACCAGGTGCCCCATCATTAGTTTGAAATACAAAGTCTTCTACAAGTGATCCTAAAGATTTGACTGTACCATCAAACACAAAGAAACCACCTGAATCACTCATCCAATAAACACGACCATCTGCATAAACTATTGCATGTTGCCCAATACATCCGCAGTTTGATCCGACTTGTCTTATACTAAAAGTAAATGGTGGCCCAATAAATTGCATTAGATACGCGGAAGTATCCGTTAGTATTAAGATGTAATCTTTACCTTTAGCTGCCCCAACGATTTTAGTTCCGCTGTCTATTCTAAATGAACCTGCAGTGTTTGTTGATGTAGCTGTGTAGCTTGTTAAAGACTCTTGGTCTGAAAATCGTATAAACATCTTATCTTGTGTTACAGAACTTCCAATGGTTGTCTCTGTACCTAAAATAATTAAATGTCTATCTCTGTCAGATACCATAGTCATTACTGATCGAGTTGGAGCTCCTGCTACTATTGTGGCTCTTGTCGTTACTCCTGAATTAGGATTCCAAGAGAATGTTTCGCCATTTTTTATTGTTGCTATCAACAACTCTCCATAATTATCTAATGACCACGTGCCTGGATCTAGAACAGCTTGAGAAGAAGTTCTTGCTGTACCCCATGTTGAGGCACCCCATAATCCTGTACCCCAACCAAATCCGAAAGATTGAAATAAAGGCCCCACTTGAAAATATGGTTTGATATCTATTGTTCCGTTGTTTGTGGTGCCTGAACCTGTTTCAGCTGAGGGCATCGTGATCGTAAATGTTGTAGTTGTTCGTGCTAACTGCACCTCAAATAATTTATTATCAAAGTCTGCTGCTACGTATCATGTTTGACCTGCATTAAATGATCCAGCGTTTTCAAACATGAGAATGTCACCTGGTTCGAGGTTGTGGATTCCTGGAGTTGTTATCGTGACTACTGTTGAGGCGTTAGTTGTTGTAATGTTACAACCTGTTTGCGCTAGTGCAGGTTCAAAAGGAGTGATGTCATAGAAATCATCCCCATCGTATACGTATAAAATTTTGTTAGTGCCAAAAGCAATATATCTTCTACCTTCTAAATCAGCCCAACTATGTGATGCTCTTGCGGCACCGACCAATTGTTTGTTCATTATTTCTTGCCACCCACCTATTTTTTCAGGCATTCCGTATCTAAAACGTACAAAATCGCCATCAACCCATTGGTTTTCGGCTCCTGAGCTTGAGGCTTGTTTATTAAAACCTGGTGCAAATTGTATTTTTCTTAATGGCATGTGGGTATTATACACTAGATACCCTAATCTATAAAGATTAGTAAAAATCGCTATTAAAGGAGATTATAGTTTTTCTTTTACCGTTTTTTGTTTTTTCTGAAGTATGTTGAAACATTGCAGGAAAGGTAACAAGATCACCTTCCTTAGCCTCTAAATTAAATGTCTTTTTTCTATTTAATACAGGCTTAATCTTTGTAGTCATATTCTTATCAGGCAACTCTAAATAATATACGTTTGCAAAATTAGTTTTTGCATGCCTATGCCATTGGTGAGAGTCATTTTTATAATATTGCTGAAACCAACCATTTTGTATTTCACAAGTCTCTTCTTTCAAAAACATTCTCATCTCCTCCATGTAAGGTCTTAGTACCTTATAGAAGTAATCTAAATAAAGTCTTTTGTAATCTCTCGGTAAATTCCAATCAGTATGGGTAATGTTCTCATAACTATTTTGTGGTATTTGATCTATGAGTTCTAAAAGTTTATCTTTGATTTGCTTGTGTTCTTTGATCCTCGTTACAAGATAAAAACTATCTATTGTTTTTACTTTATTCAAAACTGTACCATCCTGTTATTATACATTTGTTTTTAAATTCATTTATAACTCCTACATGTGAATGAGTCCAATCCGTGGGCCATATTAAAGTATTACCAAGTATGCATTCCGATTCATAGTTTTGTTTTGGCCAGATAGTTCCTGCATTATCAAGTGTAGTTAGATAAGTCATAAATACCAAAACTCTCTTTGATGCATCTACACAACCTCTTTCACAATGCACTTTTTTAAATCCTTGACCAGGTTTGTAATATTGAATGTTGTAATCTTCAAC